CTCAAGGGCTACATCATCTCGACGCTGAATGCCTATGACGCGCTGGCTGCTCGTGGCGGCACAGACAAGGACAAGCGCGCGGTAAACCGGGAAACTCTCTTGGCATCGGACGGTCCAGAGGCTTTCGAGGCTCAGCTCAAGGTCTTCGAGAACGAAGCTCGGATCGCCAAAAAAGCCGCGTATGAAGCCACAAAGTCGCCGGAATTGCCGGGCGTCAAGGAGAAAGAATCACCCACCCAAAGCAATTTTGTTATCAACAAAGTCTATGTGGATGGCAAGGGCAATCGCGCCAAATGGGACGGCTCGAAATTTGTTGAGGTAAACTGATGCCATTTGATCCTTCCACCGCAAAGCCCGACGAAAGCGCGCCTCTTTTAGTTCCCGCAATTAAGGCAAAAGACGGAAAGATCATTTCGGGTGATCTAGGCGACCACCACGACGATATCGATGCCAGCGGACAGCGCGGTTTTGTTGACCGGAATGGCAAGTTCCTGAACAGAAAGGAGGCCGGCAAGGTGGCCAAGGACGCCGGCCTTGATGTGCCCGACAACCTTCATTCGGAAAACCTCAATCAGGCGCTTGGCGTTGAACCCAGAAAGCCCGGCTTCTCGTTCGATATCAGCACAGCGAAGCCGCTTGAGGATGCGTCCGAACGCCTGTCCGCCACGCAGTTCATCGGCAACCAAGTGCCCAAGGTTGTAGGTGGTTTTGTCAAGGACGTGACCAAGCCTGCAGCGGACGCATGGGAAACCCTCAAGGCTGATTTTGAGAAAGCTCTACCCGGCAAGACGCCGCCCAAGGACTTTTGGGACAGCGCCAAGCAGGATTTCAGCCGCATGGTAGCGACCGGAAAACTGCCAGTCGATGCCTTCGCTCTGGTGATGTCGCCGGTATCGGGTCTGATCAACGCGACAGGTGGCCGGGCGGTATCCAATGTGATGAACGTGCTGGCCTCGCCGACTGGTCAGAAGATGTCGCCCGAGGAAGCCGGCGGCATTCTCAGTATGGGGATGCCGGGGAAGGGGTATGGGGTAGCAGGTCCCTCTGCCGCAGCTCAGGCGGCGAAAATCAACCCGGTGTGGGCTGCTGGGCGCTCTGAAGGTTATGCGCTGCACCCTGCTGAAGCCGCTTTGGCCGGCGCCGATCCTGGCGTGGTGCCAAACACTCTCGCGATGATCGGCGGCAAGATCAAAACGGAACAGGCGGCGTCCGTCCAGAATCAGGCCATCAGCAACCGAATTGCAAAAGACACGATCGGCGTTCCGCAGTCTCAGCCGCTTGATGATGCGACCATTGAAGGAGTGATGAAGCGCGCCGCTGATTCATACCGGGATATGGAAAATTCCGCTTCCAAACTTCCGGGCGGGATGGTTGACGGGACCAAGGGCAAGGCAGGGGCTGATTTCATGAAAAAGATCAATGACCTTGATCAGGTGAGCGATGAATTTCGCCGCGACTTCCCCGATTTGGCCGAAAAGCCCGATGTGGCCGAGCTCAAGAAGATGCTTCTGAGGCCCGAATTTTCCCCCAAGGCCGGCGTTGCCGCAATCCGGGATCTTCGCAAAGACGCCAGTACGCTTTTAAGAAGCATGGATGACCCCAAGAAATTGCGGCTAGGGCTTGCCAAGCGTGACGCGGCGAACGCTTTGGAAGAATTGATCGAGGATCGCCTGACTGAAGCGGGCGATACCAAGACGGTTGACGCATACCGTGAGGCGCGCAAAACCATCGCCCAGACGCATGATGTGCAAGATGCAACCGACCCTCTGGGCAATATCGACGCCAGGAAACTCGGCGCGATGTCGGAAAAACGCCCTCTAAGCGGTGGGCTCAAGGTGATTGCCGATATGGGCAAGGCGTTTCCGCGATCGATGCAAAACGCAGCCAAGGTTGGCGGCAACGAAAAGATGAGCGTCAACGATTGGCGCTTGATGTTGGGGGCTGGTGCGGCATCGATCGCAAGCGGTCATCCGGCCATCGCCCTAGCCTCGCTCGCGCCGCTCGCGCAGCCACTCGCCCGCGGCGCCCTCTTGTCCGACAGGATACAAAACCGCCTTGCCGGTCTGGCGGTCAAGCCCAATACTATGTTGCCGAACGCCGTCACTGCCAATGCCCTGGCGAACCTCACCAGGGGCGGGCAGGGCAACCCGATGTTGAGTGGTCCCGGTATGCAGCAAGGGCAACCGATGCCCGCTATGGGACCTCCTGCGGCAATACCAAATCAATAACAGCGCCAGAATGTCCAACACCGTGACAATCAGAAAAGGCCAACGGCAATGAGTCATCCCCGCATCATTATTGAAACCATTGACGCGGACAAGGCAAGAATTTCCGGTCAGACTGGCGACTGGTCCTATGACGATGCAGGAAACCTCTATATTCAGGTTGTCGCGCAAAAAATTATGCCAAACGTCAAAGGCTCAATTTTTTCCACTGAGAATTTCCTGATCGCACTGCACGAACTGGTTGAGGCCCACCTTTGCCTCAAGGATGGCGTGACTCAGCAGGCGGTCGACGACTTCGACATGGCCTTCCAGGGCGATGGCGAACCCGGCGATCACCCGGACGCGCCGTATCGGTCCCAGCACCGCCACGCCATGCTCATTGAGCATCTGATGGCCAATTTCCTCGGCCATACCGACTATGGGAGAATCGATTGAGGGTCCTGATTATTGACCAAGATCGAGTCGGCCTCGATTTCGCTTTGCGCTGCGCTGCTGCAGGGCACGATGTGCGCTGGTTCCTCTATGCCAAAAAGCCGTCCAGAGACGGCGAAGGGTTCAAGAGAATTCAGATGGTGGATGATTGGCGGCCACATATGAAGTGGGCCAAAGACGGCCTGATCATCTGCACCCATAATGGAAAATATATCCGCGAAATCGATCGTTATTGGGAATTTGGCTACAAGATTTTCGGGCCGACGCCGCGGTCGGCCGAACTAGAGATCAAGCGGTCGGTCGGTATGGAAGCGATGCAGGCGGTCGGTATCGATGTCCCGCCATACCATACCTTTGCGAGCCTGGAAGAAGCCCTCAAATTTGCCTGGAAGGCTCAAGACCCCTTCGTTTTCAAAACCATGGGGGATGAAGAGGATAAGTCTCTTTCCTTTGTCCCGCACGACCCGGGCGAGCTTGCCGGATGGATTCAGAGCAAGATCAACGCGGGTATGAAGCTGAAAGGCCCCTGTATGCTGCAGGAGAAGATAGAAATGTTGGCCGAGGTCGGCGTCTCAGGCTGGTTCGGCCCTGATGGGTTCCTGCCGGAAAAGTGGCAGATCTGCTTTGAGCATAAAAAGCTGATGGACTACGAGGTCGGACCCAATACGGGCGAGATGGGCTCGGTAACGCAATACTGCAAGACTGACAAACTTGCCGCGGAAACCCTTCTTCCGATGGAGCCGATTCTTCGCGTCCTTGGTCACCGGGGCGATTTCGCAATCGGCGCCGGCGTCGACACCAAAGGGCGCATCTGGCCTTTCGAGTTTACGGCCAGGCTGGGTTACCCCGCTTTCTATATTCAGACCGCCTCCCACAAGGGCGACCCGGCGCAATGGATGCGCGACCTCCTTGATGGCGAGGATACGCTCAAGGTGTCGCGCGATGCCGCTATCGGCGTCCTCATGGCACAGCCCCCGTTTCCCTATGATCAGGACGTTAGGGTCAATCCCATCGGCGGCCTCGATGACGTCAGTGAAGATGACATTCATCTGGTTTCGGCCTTGATGGAGAGGGGGCCTGTGTGGGAAGTCGGGAAAATCGTCGAGAAGCCGATCGTGAAGACCGCCAACGATTACGTTCTGGTTGCCACCAGCCTCGGCAAGACCGTCGAGCAGGCACGGGAAAAGGTCTATGGTGTCATCGATCAGATCAAGTTTCCTGACGCGATTTATCGTCACGACATCGGCCTAAAGGTTCAAAAGGTCCTTCCCGATCTGCATGACTTTGGATTTGCCCTCGACCTGGAGGCCTGATCACCCGCCAGCGCTGTGAAGCGCCGGCCCACCTTTGATGGAGACGTAAATGGTCGGTTTGGTCCAAGGCTTCCCGCTCGCCAATCAGCCCGTCGTAGATACGAATACTGGTCTGTTGGAAAGGCCTTGGCTACTGTTCTTCCAGGGGCTTTGGAACAATGCGTCGCAAACTTCGCTGCCGGATGGCGTCACGCTCCCGCCCGGTTCCGTCGACCTCACCGCCTTCGCGCCGTTCCTTAACCCGGTGGGTTTGGCGCCGGACGGTCTTCCCGATCCCGCCGGCTATACCGGTCCCAAGATCGTTTTCTCGTCAGATGGAAACCTCTACCGCTACGTCAACGGCGCGTGGACGCTCGACGTTCCGGCCGCGGCGATTGTGGGCCAGATCCCGATCGGCCAGATTCCACAGATTCCGACGTCGCAGCTGACCGGATATATCCAGGCTGCCCAGATCCAGGCGAATAGTATCGGCGCCGATCAGATCTCGGCCGGGTACATCTATGCCGGTAATATTGCCGCCAGCCAGATCATCGCGGGCACCCTGGGTGCTGGCGTAATCCTGACGTCATCTCTGAGCGCTGGCCAGATCACCACCGGCACCCTGACCGGCATCACGATCACCGGCAATACGATCAACGGCGGTACAATCAGCGGAGCCACAATACAATCTGCAGGGTCGGGATCAGACCGCATAACCATCACTCCGGGGGGATTCCTTCAGGGTTTCAACACCAGTAATGTAC